CAACTTGCGCCACAAGCATTTCCGCAGCAGCAACTGCAGCTTCTTCCGTGTGTGGCTTTGCTTTTTTCAATTTCTTCTTTGCTGCTTCTTTGCGGTCTTCAGATGTAAATGTTGTCATTTTTAATTCTCCATAAAAAGGTATATATTCAATTTCTTCCATTGCTTATCTCAAATACTGGGTCATGTGATGTTTCCAAATCGGAACCCATTTAGCAGGATCCGAACCAATCAATTGCGCAACACGAGTCGCGTATCTTAAATGAAATCTGCGAGCCATAGCACTCCTAAAACTAAATAGTTGAGACCCCAAATGAGAATCCAAAATGTGAAAATTAATAATGCGAGCCAGCCAACGACTGCATAACCTGAGGGTGGATCAACGTACGGATTGTTTTTCATCTCTTTTTCCTGTGACAAGACTAGGGATTGAACGGAAATCTTTGATGCGATCTTGCATCGGATGAGGTGCTGGTTTGAGTGGTCTGAAATAATGAATCATTTGAGTCTCCTTAATCCTTGTTTAGATGAACCTGCTGGGAAATGTTTGAATTGTATCTCGTGTGGCTTTTTAAATTCAAGACGGTAGTAGAAACTATTTGCGTGGTAAGCACATTCAGCGATTGAGTAGTCATAACGGGAATGAAAAAGTTTTGACAACTCATAGACATAACTCTCGCGAGTGTCGTCAATCTTTGGGTTTACTTTTGTATAATTTTTCCATTGAAGATGGTAACGACAAGAAGAGCCATCGGTCATGATGATCGCTTTTGGACGTTGCATAGTCATGCGCAGCAACTCTGCTTCCCATCGACGATTATTCATGTAACGCAAAAATGAAAAGAGCGGGAAGTCACATACGAACACATCTGCGTACTGAGTGCCAAGAATCTTGGTCGCGTCTTTGTGGTCAATAGCAACAGAGTATTTCAGAAGAGCGTGTTCAAGCTGGGTCAAACAAGTCTCGTCAATCTCATGAATGATATGGGCGCGAGGCTTGAGTATCTCTTGAATGGCAGTCGCAAATATTCCGACACCGCCAAAAGGTTCCCAGACTGAAAGACCTTTCTGTAAGTCGCGCATAAGCCACGCAATACATTGCACGTTTTTTCCAGTTTCAGTCGGACGCTTATTGATGTAGTCGTAGTACGAGACTCCACCGCCTTCCATATTGCGTCCTTCTCCAGGAATCAATTCAAAAGGATATTTATCGAGGATAATCCAATTAGTGGGTTGCATTTTTCTCTTTCAGTTCAATTAAATATTCTTTGTACTCTTCGTCCATCTGCTCGCGTAGAGCTTTGAAGAAATGCTGCTTTGCTTCTTTTTGTTCTTTCTTATTTTCAACGTAGACGCGCTCGTGAATACGATTCTTCCATCCGCGATTCATGCTAGCTCCTTTTGTGCGTGGTTGATTTCATTGACTTTGAGAGTAAACCAGAAAGGAGGCAAATTAGCACCACGATGCCAACGTAGAGTCATCTTATCATTCTTTGATGCATAGTAACGCTGATAAGACTCAACGAGATCATCAGTCTTGAACTCGTCAGGCATAGCCAGAGGAGGCTCAGTCCACTTACTGGTAGTTAGCCCAGCAGGAGGATGACGGAGTTCGCCAGCAATCAATTCTTCTGACTTGTGAGTCTTGCTGAAACGCATGCGGTACTCACGACATAAAGCCATGGCAAGTTCTTGACAAAACTGATAATGAAGACGAGACTGACGAACCCAAACAGCGCAAGGATGATTGGCATGCGTAGGCTTGTAAGTTACTGGGCTGTCAAAAGAATGATGCGCAGTAGAAAGCAGTTGAGCGCACTCAAGAATCATTTTTACAACGTGAACGTCTGCATGCATTTGAGCAGCAATGGGAGCAGCGCGATGTAGAAAGAAGATATTCATTCGTTATTTCCTTTATTTGGTTATTTGAAATAATTATGGGGGAAGCCCAAGAACAAAACAAGGACTTCCCGCAAATATTTTATAAATATTCTTCAGCTAGTGACCAGAGCTTTGTATTGGTCTTTACAGTTGCGCCCATCGCCTTGATTCCCAGCGTTCTGATGCGTCTGCCGTTAGGAGATACACCAGTCACCCCACCTCTGATTACCGCTTCTTGAACGCGGTTAAAAACGCGCCAGAGATCGTTTCCTGAGTCTTCATCGCGACGCACTGCCAACAACTCTTTTGGATCCACTTTCAAACCACGGATCTCAGCAGCACGAGTAGCGAGTTCAAGTTGGTCAACAGGAGTCAAAACTTTCTGCATGAACAACTCGATGCGAGAGGCAGACTCTTTTGCTGCTTGAATTACTTTCATTGACTCATTAACAATCAAGTCTTCGCTCACGTCAATATGACGAGTACGTGAAGAGTAGATATCGCTTGACTTAACAATGAGACCATTTGAGCAAACGATACGGAACAAGCCAACGTCCATACGCAAAGAGGTAGAGCCATCGTGAGAGTTAATCAAGACCAACTCAGGGATAGTTCCGTTCTTCGCATCCATGAAAGATTCATGACGCATACGGAGCGCGTGCTTCACAACACGAGGGTCGCGAACACGAGGACGAAGAGCAAAAGTCTGGGTGACTTTGAATCCATTTTCGCGCATGATGTCTAGAACATCTTTGGTGTCGATGAGTTGGTAGTTAGCTGAGAGTTTCTCATACTTGAGACCTTCAATAGCTGAGGTAGGGAGATCTAAAACTTCGGTCATGATAGGGCACTCGCAATCACAAGAAAAAGGGTTGAATAAATAACAACATCTAATACGAAAAACACAGGGTAGTAATGCTTGGTTATGAAACGACGGATAGTTGATAGAGACATCTTAAACTCCTTAAACAGTTTGAGCATCGAGAACTTCAAGAACACGGTCAACAGCTTCTGCGCTACGACCACCAATGTGCCAGTCATACTCATAGAAAGGAGTACCCAAGGTCTTCCAATCGTAGATGGTGGCAACAGTGCCATCTTCAAAAACTAAGTGCCACTCGCAAGTAGTTTTGTCAAGACCGAAGTCGTCAGGACCACAGTCAGGTTGACCGAATACTTCTACTAGCTTTGCGAAAGTTGTGAGAACAGAACCTCTATAAGAAGTCATGTTTACGTTTGCGTCGTTGGTGAATTTCATTTTATTTCCTTTATTAAATTACTACGTTTATCAGTTGCTACGATGAAACTATAAGCCATTAAAAACTATAACACAAGGACTTTTCTAAAATATTTTCCGAACCAAGGGAAATCCCTCAGCTCGGATCCTTCTCGGCTTAGTGTACTGCCTCGCCATAAGCCTTTGCATCGATGTCTGCAACCCACTCAGCGTACTCGCGGTCGCGTTCCCTAGCCAACCATTCAGCTTGCTGCGCGAGCTCTGGATCTTCCTCTTCTACGACCCAGCCATTCTGACGGAGTTCTTCACGACCAGCGAAAGTCAACTTCATGGAGTCCATGATATCGTGAATCTGCTCGATCTGAGAGATGAGGTAAGCGCGGTCGCGCCAGAGCGAGTCAGAGATGACATGACGCGGACGGAAGCCATAGAAGTCCTTGTGGAAGTCGCTGAAGTAACCCTGTAACTCGTCAACAGAGAGGGTATCGAGATGATTTTGAGTAGCCATGATTATTTCCTTTATAAAGAGTCCCCCGAAGGGGACGGAGTTATTAACGAGCGGTAACGCGGATTGCGATTGAGACAGATTGCTTAGTGTACTTGGCGAGCAACTCGTCAGATACATTCAGGTCAGCGATGAGAGTCTTGTAGTCAACAGTGTTACGTGCAGACATAGAGACAGAGGCTTTGTAGAGGTCACCTTCATACTTGCCTTCACCAGCGTTTTTGAACGCGTCCTTGATGACTTCAGCTTGCTCAGTCAATTCAGCAATCTGAGCTTGAAGCAAACCAAGACGGTCTAAGTCCTTCATCTGAGCGGACTGGGATACTGCATCTGAAACGATTTTTGAAGTTACTGAGTTCATGATATTTCCTTTATTAAGTTTATTAAGTAGGTCATGAAACTTAACGACCTGAGTGAATTATGGTCCACTGTGCCACACAAAACAAGGACTTTATTAAAATATTTTAAGAAAAAACACCAGTGAATACCCTTGGTTCAACAGTATTCGGTGTTTTATTTTAGAAATAGGGCATAATTCACCTCGTTCGGTAGCTTCAATCCCTTAGTTCTACCCACTCCTCCGCAAGAGCTGACCGAACATCATGGGGATTTCGTATTCCTAGAGTGGGTAGACCTAAGGGCATTGAGCTTTTGTTAACTATTTTGCGGAGAATTGATGAGTAAAAAGATAAACTGGGACGACAGCCAACCAGCCGTCAAACCCACGGCAGAGCTGGGTCAGAGCGAATTCCTTCATGTGCTTTTTGGTGAAGATGTTACACGAGGTTGTTGTCACCATATTAGTAAGAAACCCAACTGGACTCGCTACACGATTTCAGCCAAAGACATTGAGTTCAATACCGCGTTGGACTGTTACTATTCCGTAGGGTCTTTCATCGGGGAAGGCAATGAGAAGCAGGACTCTCCAGCGATGCGAGTGTTGGTCGCGGATGATTACCCAATCGAGAAATTAGACGAGCAACAAATCACTCCGACGTATATTCTGCAGACCAGTGAGCGCAAGGTGCAGAACGATGGCACAATCAAACCGAGCTATCAAGTAGGCTTCAAGATTACAGACGGGAATAACATTGAGCTAGCTGACAAAGTTATGCAATCGCTCTACAAGTCTGGCTACGCGGACAAGTCAGGCAACAATAGAGTTAGATTAGCGCGCTTACCAGACAGCACCAACAACAAAGTAACTGATCAACCATTCAAAGTCAGAATGGTCTCTTGGAATCCAGGAGCAACTTTCACTCTGATGAACGTAGCTGCTCTACTCGAATTGAGTGTGGCCAAGAATGAAATTGATTTTGATCTGAACGAGCACAATAAGTTTGATATCAGTCATGCAATCACAGAGATAACTTCGGGCGCGTCATTGCACGACAATATCAATCGACTCGCCATGAGCCAGCTGGCAAAAGGCATGCGGGAGTCTGATACCATTGAGATGATTCAAGGTGTGATGCTCGGAGCCAAAGCCAGTTACGTTGAGCGCGGTGACGGAGACCGATGGCAGGAGCGATTCGAAGACATTGAGCGGTCAGTCCGAACTGCGAATGTTAAGCTCAAGAATCGGTCAGACCCAGACGAACCTCTACTCATGCCAGTCAAGCAGTGGATTGACAAGATGATTGCGCCTGATTGGGTCATCGACGACTTTATTGGCGAAGGTGTTAGAGCGATATCGGGCGCGCAAGGTAAAGGAAAGACATCGATCATCTCTCCCCTCTGCGCGAACGTAGCTCATCTTGTTGATGCGAACTTCCTGACACCTCGACACAGACGTGTGGTCTTCTACTTTACTGAAGACACCAATCAGATCAATCGCATGATCTACGGAATGAAGAAGCATCAGTCAAGAAAGTTTGCTAATCCGCATGAGGAATGGGAAAAGTATTTCAAAGTCCATATGACCAAGAGATACAAAGCTGGTGACATTGAAGATTTAGCGAATCATATCAAGAACTTTAACACATTACAAGATAACAAGTCGGTTCCACCTCTCGTTGTATTTGACACTCAAGCTGCATCTTTTGACATCGAAGACGAGAACAACAATGCCGAGCTCTCAAAATTGATCAGCCAGCTCAAGATTCATTTCTGGGAGATGAACCGAATACCAGTCTGGGTCGTGACACACATTACCAAGTCTAGCATGTCAAGCGACGACTACGAGAAGCTCACAGCGAGGGGAGCTGGTGCCATTGCGGGAGATTCTAACGGAACGATGGGTATCGTGGACGTGGCGAATGTTGAAGGCAGAATCCTAGCGAACATCAAGGACAGAGACGGAGCGAGGCACAAAGAAGTCCGAGTCACCATCAACCATCACATAGCAGAAGGTCTTACTCCCTACGGAGATGAGACTGACATTGCATACTTCACTACGGATTACTTTGAGTCTTCCCCAGAACAGCGATCAGAGGAGAGAGAAGAGAACTCTGAGGAAAACCTTATTCAAGAGATCTACCGAGCTATCCACTTCTCTCAAGAGCTCGGAGAGTTTGCCACAGTCAATGGTCTTAAAGGTATGAAGCTGGGTGCTGACAAGCCAAAGATTATACAGATGCTCTCTACTTTAATCGAGAGAGGTCGTGTTGAGCGAGTAGAGAATACAGAAGAGAATCGGAAGAGATTTAAGATGCACTCTCAGACTCGAGAGATCTATGTAATCAAAGGAGTGTTCCTTGGTTAATTTGATGAGAAGTTGCTGGGAAGTTGCTGCGGGTCTATATCTGGCATGGGTTTGCAGGGCAGCGACTTCTATGGAAGTTGCTAAGTTGCTGGAGAAGTCGTTGGGGACAGGACCAAAAACATCCTGTCGTGTAGCATTGGCGCCCTCTGCGCCATGCAGACATTGGTGTTTTCCGTTTTTTCGGGCAGCAGCAACTTCTACTGTTTTCCTAAGGGAAGTCGCTGGAGAAGTCGCTGCTGCTTTTTGGTGGTTGCGAAGAGCAGAAATCTACCGCATAATTCCTTGCAGATCAAATTGATAGGAGCGGATATGGCAGTCCAGAACAAGAAAAGTGCCCTTGCCAACGCAAAGTTCGGTGTAGAGGGAAACAAAAACGCGCAAGTGCGTGGTCAGTTTGCTGCGATGCTCAGAAGAATCACTACGCAAAACCCGCATCGACTCGAGACAGTTGCTCTGAAACTTCTTGAGGAAGCGGAAGAAGGAAACATGGTTGCCATCAAGGAACTGTTCGATCGCCTCGATGGTCGCGCGGTGCAAGCGACAGAGCTCTCTGGTCCAGACGGTGGACCGATTGAGACGACTGGCACTTCTAACTTCACGAAAGAGTTGCTGAGCGAGATCTTGGCCACAAGACAAAAAGAACAGAAATGATTTCTCCCGAATTCGCTCAGAAGATCGCGACCAAGATTCAAGCTGGTCCAGATCTGAGTGTTCTTTCGGAACCAGAGCAAGCAGCGCTACGCGCCCGACTGCGCTGGCTCAGTGTGGCAAACACGCACCAGATCGAACCAGAGGGAGATTGGTGGACTGTTTGGCTTCTGCTCGCTGGGCGCGGTGCAGGTAAGACGCGCTGTGCTGCAGAATGGATCTGGTGGCAAGCGTGGAGCAATCCAGGAACGCGCTGGCTAGTCTCCGCGCCCACCTCTGGCGACGTCAGAGACGTCTGCTTCGAGGGGGACTCGGGACTGCTGAACGTCATCCCGATGGAGATCGCGCCCGACGGATATAACAAATCGCAGCATGAGCTCCGTTTGATCAACGGATCGATCATCAAAGGAATTGCAGCTTCGGAACCTTCCCGATTCCGCGGACCACAATTCCACGGTGGTTGGTGTGACGAGCTCGCTGCATGGGATTACCTTGATGACGCTTGGGACATGCTTAAGTTCGGCATGCGTCTTGGTCAACACCCTCAGCTCATCTGTACCACAACACCGAAGCCAAAGCCACTGATCATCGACCTCGTGGCGCGCGATGGTCAAGATGTTATCTACACGTCTGCTTCTACCTACGACAACATTGCTAATCTCGCGCCCACCTTCCGCGATCAGATTATGCAATACGAAGGCACGACCATCGGTCGCCAAGAGATCTACGCTGAGATCATCGACCCAGAAGAGTCGGGCATCGTCAAGCGCGATTGGTTCAAGCTCTGGTCTGCTGACAAACCTCTGCCACGTTTCGAGTTCGTGCTTCAGTCGTATGACTGCGCAACGAGCGACAAGACCCACAACGACCCGACCGCATGCACGGTCTGGGGAGTGTTCAAGCCGAACGATGACAAGCCGATGTCCGTCATGCTCATCGATTGCTGGACCGAGTACATGCAATATCCTGAGCTTCGCCCTCGTGTCGTAGAAGAGTACTCCTCTATCTACGGAGACGAGAACGAGTTCGGTCAAGGCAAGAAGGTCGACATGGTTCTCATCGAGGACAAGTCGGCAGGCATCTCGCTCATCCAGGATCTACAGCGAGCAGGCTTGCCTGTCCGCTCGTACAATCCAGGAAATGCAGATAAGATGATGAGGTTGAATATTATTTCTCCCCTTATTCAGAGAGGGCGCGTATACTTGCCTGAATCAACAACCAAAGCAGGCTATGCACGTGATTGGGTAGATCCATTGATTAATCAAATCTGCGCCTTCCCCGAAGTTCGGCACGACGACCTCGTCGATTCGACCACACAAGCTCTACGCATCCTGCGCGACATTGGCTTCTTGACCATCGATTACATTTCCGATGACAGCGATATGTACGTTGACGAGACCAGACCTAAACGAGTAAACCCATATGCCGTATGATGAGCAACCTGAAGAGCTAGACACTCCCGCCATGCGCGCAGAGCTGTTAAACCGCTACGGTCCAACCGAGCGACCTGAGGTCTATGACGATGGGGAATCGCTTCTTGGTCAGAACCCTGATATGTTACCTATCGGATTTAAAGTGCCTAAGCTCTTCGATGTGCCACACAACCCTTCCCGTAGAACGATGGGTCTTGATTTACCGACCGCGCCCATGACTCCGATGCCGCAACAAACACCCAACCCTCTCGAAGCGATCAAGAATCTACCTATGACACGTCGACAAGTTCTACAAACTCCAATCAACGCTGCTGTGTCTCACATCGGTAAAGGTTTAATCGGTGAGGCAGTTGCTCCTGCTGTTGAGTCTGCTTTGACACAAGTCGCGCCCGAAGTTGCGCAATCAACTTTTGTCAGGAATCCTCTATTTGATGAATACTTTGAAGAGTACGCGGTAGCTGCTTTCAACAATGCTGCTGAAAATATGCCAAACGAAGCAGGAGTCGCAGGTTATCAAAAACTGCGTGAATATTTGGAAGATAAAATACCTGAAAAAACTTTGAAAAAATATGACAAGCTATCTGATGAAGCGGACTACGAAAACGATGACGGGTATCTTGATAGCGCAATTGAAGCGCAAAATAAATTAGAAGATTTTATTTACGATAACTTGAAATATCTAAAACCTGATGAGCTGCAAGATTTTTCAAATCACATGATCCAGTATGACACAACACCCGAGGAGTTTGCTGATGATGTTATTAGAAATGTTTCAAACTCTGGGAATGAAGATGCTCAAATAAATCTTGATGAGTTAGTCGAATATCTTGAACGCGCACGGAGTCAAAAATAATGCCATATGATGATCTAGGGAACTATATCCCAGGAGACGAAGCCGAACTCGACAAGATGCGTTACGAGCTCAGTCTGATTGATACCATCAAACAGATGGCTCGCTCTCCCGCTAACGACTTATCGATGCTCACCAAGCCACAGACCTACAAGGACATCGCCACTGGTTTAGGTTCGGCAGCTGAGTCCATGGTTCGTGGTGCTGGTGCTGCTCCGTTCGGAGTCGCTGGTGATATCATCAAACACTTCCAAGACACTCCGCTCATTCCTGGAGTAACCGATAAGCTCTCGATCAACGATATCTTTCCTGGCTATGGCACAGTTCAGGAAGCTGTCGCGCCCACTCCGTTTGCTTTACCTCAGCGTCGCGCGCCCAACGCGTCTTACGCGCCCGAAGTCCCGAAGCAAGAGCTGTTCGGCTTGCCGTACGTAACGACTGGCGACATCCTCAACACCGCTGAAAAGAGATACACACCGCAGTTCGGTGACAAGGAAGCCAACGACTTTATGGAAAGTCTAGGCATGTTCATGTCTCCGCAGATGGCTGCTGGGGCGCGAACAGGAATCATCAACATGGTCGAGACCACAGGCAAGATGCCCTCGCTCGGGCGCGAGTCCGTTCAGGCATTCGCTCGCGATTACACCAACGCGATGAACGGAGTCTACCCCGAGACACCGACTGCAGGGTCGATGGCTGCCGACTTCGCTCGCACAGGCAAAGCTGCTGGTCGTAAAGCTGGTGAAGTCGTCGGTGAAACGATTGAAGACCTCGCTCAACGCAGAGCAGCTGGCGAAGGCGCATACGCCAACCCATTCAGTCCGCAATCAGTCATGGCTGACGTCATGGCTGGTCCACGCTCCTACGCAGTTCGCCCAGTCAACGCTGGTCAGATGATCAAAGAGACCGACTTACCAAACATCAAGTATGTTGAATCTAACCCGAAAATTCACACAATGGGCTATAAGTTTGAAGAAGACGTGCTTCCTTACACTGGTGAAGAGTTTCCGAATACGATTCGTCAAGAATATTACCAGAAAATATTTGAGAAAGATAGCGACATAAGCAGAATCTATCAAGATTGGGCAAATAACAAATTCATGCAGATGTATCCTGACGCGCCAACTCTTGATGCTGCTCGTAGCAGATACTCAAATCAAGGTAATCTGAAAGACCGCTCTAAAGACCAACTGAGAATGATGTCCGAGTTTGCTGAATCTCCAGAAGTCAATGAGCATTTGAATCAAGTCTCAAGCGCACGTGATTCAGCTATTGAAGAATACAACGAGGTTAAGAACAAACCTAAAGACGAACTCAAGACTGACGAAGAAAAAGAGTTACACAAAGCCAAGATTGATGAGCTCGAATTAGAACTCCTCAAGAATGACTTCGCGCCCGAACTCACTTCTGAACAATACCGTAAACGCATTGAGATCCCGACTGCCGAAGAGTATCTGCGTCGTGCTAATGCTGCCCGCAAATACATCATGGGTGAGTTCCGTAACGATATCGCCAAATACACAGGAACTTCGCAAGGTCCACAGATGGAACTCGCTAAGAAGGGTATCACCTTCGTGCCCAAAGAGGATCTGTTAAGGAAGTCCAGAGAGATTACCCAAGGTGGGCAAGATTTCCGCGACTTACAGAAAAAACGTGAAGAAGCTGGTTTCAAGGCTTTAGGTGAGATGCAACCGCTCATCGATCAGAAAGAAGCTGAGCTCGCTAAGTTACAAGAAGATCTGAACGCGATGAATGCGAAGCGTAATGACTTGCGTGATCAACATCGATTAATGATGCCTGACGAACCTGATCCTGCTCGTAACCCGACCGAGATTGGCGCACAGTACCGCGCCCTAAAGAACCCAATGAGCTCTCTCATCGATAAGATGGAGAAAACCAAGAAGCAAGTTCAGAACTTCCAACTCGCTAATGCGTATGAAACAATCAGTGACTTGGCTTATACTCCATATCCTGCTTCTCATTGGCGCAAAGTAATTCCTTACGAGCAGAAAGACTTTTTCCCTGATCTATTCGCTAAACGTGAGAATGGTGAATACAAGATTCCTGATGACGCACCGATGTTCAACGTCGATACGAGAAGAGTAAAACAGATAGGCACTGACACCCTCGCTGAACAGTATACCGACGCAATCCTAGATGGGCGCGTTCCTATCGATGACAAAGGAAAGCCAGCTGTCTCTATTGATAAGTTCATTGAACAGATCACCAGACCTCGTGTGAAAGAGGAAGAACTGAAAAACATTGAAGGAGCTCGAGCCAAAATTCGTTTGAACGATTACGCTCAGAACACTCTAGCTTCAATTCCTGCTGATATGAGATTCCAGAACGCTTCCGCGTTAGAGCTGACTAGTGACAACCCAATGCCTGTCATCCGTCGTCAAGTCAGTTTTGACGGTATGGTGTTAGACAACTGCGTAGCAGGTTGTTCCGCGCCCCATCCAGGAATAAATCCATTCACTAATCAAAGTTATAATAATTCGTATCCTGTTGACGTAGCTACTGGCGCTAATCGCGGTGACCGTCAATTCAACTCAAGTTATATGGAAGCGATTCGTGACGGTGATCAGCGTTACGCTTCCCTTCGTGATAACGACACTGGTATACCTGTCGTCAATATCAATATGTTAAAAACTTCAGGTAGCGGATCGGCTAATCCTAAGTACAACGTACAGTATGTCTCTGGTTATCAAAACAATCAAATTGATAAAAAGTACACCAACGATGTTCGTGATTACCTCAACGCTCGTGCTGATATCATTCAAGGTTCAGGTGATGGACTCAACAAGTGGGGTATCTTTGATTTGACTTCCCCTGCAGGTCAAAGAGCAGCTGGTCGCGCCCTCGGTGTTCCCGAAACTGCACTCAGTTCGTTTGACCTGCCACGCTTCGTTACCGAAAAAGACATCCGTGACTTAGCCAGCAAGCAACCTGTTGGTGAAAGCCACGCAGACCTCGTTGCTGCTCGTGACCGCTTGTCTGAAGAGCTCCGACCATTGATAAGAGATTACGGATTTGGTGCACCAGAGACCCATGACATACAAGATCAACTTACAGATATTGAAGCACGTCTGGCTGCTATATCTAATCAAGTCCGAAACGCACCTTCAACTCAAGGTTTCACTTCGAACTTGTTCCGTCGTATGAGTACCGAGCCTTTGCGGAATGGGCTGGAACTAGAAGGCGGATTAGATAGAGTCTCGACTATTATTGACAACCTTATTGATCAAGACAGTTTTGGATTGAGAGAGCTCTGGTCAGACGATTATGAGTTCTACCCAGTCGCATTGAGAAATTTCATCAATGGTATTCGCAATGGTGAGAACTTACCTGTAATATTAACAAATAGAACAGATGCATCCGCTTTCGCTACTCAAATGCGTGACCGTCTGGCTAGATTCCAAATTGGGATTGAAGACTTGACTCCGATGCAAAGAGAGTTATTAGTTCGTGAACTTGACAACTATGCTGAGACAAACATCAATCAGATGGCTGACACTTTAGACGACGATACAGTTGATGGTCTTCGGTTAATTGAAGACAACCATCCTGGAACAATTCAATATTTGCAAGATATTGAGACCCGTAGACGTGGTCAAGACTTCCAACCAGAGACTCAAGCTAGACCAGCTCTTGGAGCGCCAACTAACGTACCTCGTGATATCGCTGAACAACTAGTCCCTACGAATCAAGCATTCAGAGACCAAACTGTTCAAGAAGTAACTGAAGCGTTAAACAACTCAGTCAGAAATTTACCCACAGATAGAGAAACGATTATTGAAGCTATCGATCAGTACAATCGTGATCCGCTTGATATTCCTGGATCGATAGCAATGATATTACCAATTGCTTCTGATCGAACAGTTGTTTCTAATTATCTTGTTCAGCATCTTCAAAGCAGGCTCGGTGAAAGAAACGCTGAACTTCGAGCACCTGCGACTCCAGTTGGTGAGAACGTATCAAGAGCGATAGATTCAAATAGACAAGCACTAACTCAAACCTATCCGCATCAAACGAATAATTTTGAATTGATTCATAACGACGCGCAAAACAATGCGGTTATGGCTGCTAGACAAGGTCGAGATGCAAACAATGCATATCTTGATACTATTCAAACTCATATTGATCGCTTAAGAAGAGGTCGCCAAACAACTGAGCGAGTAGAGCTTATGCCTCTTGTTCAAGAATTTTATGACGATGTTGCTAGAGCAACAGCACGTGATGGCATTGCACCTGCCCAACTTCCTGTACCTCAAGGCGCTCCTCAGCGTTCAACTGCACAGATGAACGCGGTGACTGATTTAGTTATGCAGTTATTTAGAAGTTTTGAAGCGCAACAATTTGATCGTGGTGATTTAACCTCTACTCTTCATGCACTTGACGCTCGTAACTTTGATCATCCAAGGTTAAGAACCATGTCCGCGGAGGTAGGCGCACCAGCAAGCGATCAAGTTCAAGAAGACGTTGCTTCAGCGTTACGCGTATTGCTTCAAGGTCGTAATATCGATGTTCCTCCTGATATTTTTGCTAACGGAGTTGAAGTTCAAGCAGCACCTCCACGTCCTGCTGTTTTAAACGATGAGACAATTGCAAGTTATCGTGACCATTACACAAATCCTGAAACTAATTCAAACCGCGCATTTGACAATGTCATGCTAGCTGAGCGTATGACTCCTGGAGCGATAAATGAAGCTATTCTAAGAACGGATGGTCAAGCGAGGTATGACGTAGACATTCAGCGATTTTATAACGTTGACTCTCCTGCTGGAATTAGCCAGCTGAACAACGCGCTTCGTCGATACATGGAAGATAACGGATTTGATGTTCCTCCTCGTCCACTTGAAAACGCAATTGATGAATTAGAAGCGCGATTCCCTGCTCGTGAAGAAGCGGTAGTCGAACCTGAGGCAGCACTTCAAGGCTCGTTAGAAGCAGCACGTGAGTTTTATAATGACGCTGTTGTTCAAGAGATGACAGATCTTGTTGACAATATTCAGAATGATGATATTCGTTTTGACAGAGAACCTGATGAATTCCTTGCTCGTTTGAGAGATGAAGCAAACGAGTATGCTGATCACAATCAAGCGTATTCGAATGCCGTCGATGAAATGGCTAATTTCTTAGAGAACTACATGCGTGAACGTGCAGCTAACAGACCTGAAGGTCGTAAGCGTGGAGGTTACATCAAGAAGAAAATGATGAATGGTGGCGGTAAGGTAGAACCTGTTTCTCCTTCTTCAACTGTCAATGACCAGAGTAAGCCAGTCACACCTCCGAAGAAAATTATCAACCCAGACGCGCCCGAATTCAAAGATATTTATAACCGCGAGAGAGCGATTCGTGGAGGTGGAGGCGGTAGTGGTTCACCTGCCGATTTGAAACAAATGATGAATCCAAGAAATATAACTTATAATGCTGGTGGTAATGTCAGCGTTGATCAAATGCGTTACGAACTGCTAAGGAAATAATAATGCCAGAGATGCCAATTCCTCAAGAATACAATCGATTCATCGAAGGTCAAGAATCCGTTGATGAAGAGAACAATCTTGAAGGTGATGACTCCGTTTATGACATGTTTGACCAAGAGTCAGAAGTTGAAGAATTAGAAGATGGCAGTGCTATCGTCCGTCTTGATGATTTAAAAGGTCCAGAAGACAATCCCAACTTCTACGAAAACCTAGCCGATAAGATCGAAGGTTTTGAACTTGATCAAATCGCACTGAAATACCTAGATTTAATAGAAAAAGACAAAGATGCTCGAGAAGAGCGTGATAAACAGTACGAAGAAGGCTTGCGTCGTACTGGTTTAGGTCACGATGCTCCTGGAGGCGCTCAATTCATGGGTGCTTCTAAGGTAGTTCACCCTGTTATGGCTGAATCCTGCGTAGATTTTGCTGCGAGAGCCATCAAAGAGCTGTTTCCAGCTGATGGACCCGTAAAAACCAAGATTATTGGTGAGGTCTCAGAGGAAAAAGTAGAAAAAGCTGAGCGCAAACGTGATTACATGAACTGGCAGCTCACTGAACAGATTGAAGAGTACCGCGATGAGCAGGAACAGATGCTTACCCAGCTCCCTCTCGGTGGTTCACAGTACCTAAAACTCTGGTATGATGAGCAAAAGAAGCGTCCATGTGCTGAATTCGTACCTATCGACAACGTATATCTGCCGTTTTCAGCTGGAAACTTCTATACAGCTCAACGAGTTACGGAAGTTCAAGACATTACTCAAGAAGAATATGAACTCCGCGTTGAATCAGAGCTTTATATTGACGTAGATATTTACAAATCTTCGGAAATGCCCGAAGAGTCCAAGCCAGAAAAGGCTAACAACAAGATTGAAGGTCGCTCCAACAAAGCTGAGAACGTAGACGGTATCCGTCGTGTTTATCATATCTGTACTTGGCTTGACCTAGAGAAAGATAACTTCTCAAAAGGTGAACGCGCTCCGTACATTCTCATGATTGATGAGAACGAGCGTTCCGTAGTTGGTCTTTATAGGAACTGGGAAGATGGAGATGACACCTATTCTAAGTTGGATTGGATTATTGAATTTAAATTCATTCCTTGGCGTGGGGCTTACGCTATTGGTCTGCCTCATCTCATTGGCGGTCTTTCTGCTGCTCTTACTGGCGCATTGCGTGCTCTATTGGATAGCGCGCACATTGCTACAGCGCCTACCATGCTCAAGCTCAAAGGCGCAAAAATCAGTGGACAATCCGTAACGATTGAACCTACTCAGGTAACTGAGATTGAAGGTGCTCCAGGAGTAGACGATGTTCGTAAGATCGCTATGCCTGTTCCTTTCAATCAACCTTCTCCAGTTCTATTCTCGCTCCTTGGGTGGCTCGATCAAGCAGCTAAAGGGGTTGTTACTACTTCTGAAGAAAAAATCGCTGACGCTACGAATAATATGCCTGTCGGTACTGCTCAAGCGTTGATTGAACAAGGTGCTGCTGTTTACTCCTCGATTCACTCTCGTTTACATGACTCACAAAAGCGCGTATTCAAAGTTCTAGCGCGTTTGAACCGCTGGTATTTAGATGAGCAACGCAAAGCAGACCTGCCTGAAGGTTTAGAAGTCAGCACAGAAGATTTCGTAAGCAATACCGATATCGTTCCTGTTTCTGATCCACATATCTTTGCTGAATCACAACGCTATGCTCAAATCCAAACGCTGGCTGCTCGCGCAGAAAAGAATCCAGATCTTTACAATCGCTTGGCTGTTGAAAAGCGGATTCTTAAACAAATCAAACTTCCTGAGATCAATGAAGTGTTACCTGATCCGCAAGATGTTAAAGATATGAACCCTGCGTTAGAAAACGTAGCAATGACACTCGGTAAGCCAGTGGGCGCGTTCCCGACTCAAGATCATCTAGCTCACTTCCAAGTGCATTTAGATTATCTGAAAGATCCGCTCTACGGTGGCAATCCGATCATGGCTCCAGTGTTTTTGCCAGCCGTATTAGAGCATTTGAAACAACACTTGACACTCTGGTATTTGAATCAGATGGACGGGTATACTTCTGCTGCGCTGGATAGACCATTCAACGTATTGAAGGTAGAACCGATTATGCGTGAAGCCCAACAGCTACTCGCCGCAGCTGGTCAGCACGTTCATCAAGATAGCGCTCAAACCTTGCAGGGAATCGGTCCAATGATTCAACAAGCGTTAGGTATGATTCAAAAGATGAAGGCTCAACAGCCTATGCCTCCTGAAGTTCAAGCTCTGGTTCAAGTTCAACAAGCTGAAACTCAGCGTAAAGCTCAATATGACCAAGCTGATCTTCAGTTACGTGGTCAGAAACAAGCAGATGAGAAAATCACAAAAGAAGCTCAAATTGTTTCCGATGAACAGATTGAAGCAGCTAAGATTAGTAAAGATATCAATAAGTTAACAATTGAGAAGCAATTTGAAGCTAAGCAAGCTCAACAACAGATGATGGCTGAGCAACAAATGGCTGAGCAAGAGCAGCAGAAACAATTAGAAGCAGCTGTATTAGCTCAACAGATGTCCCAACAATCAGTCCAACCATAGGAGAATATTATGACTGAAGCAATCAATGCCCACAAAAAGATGGCAATGGGTATCACAGAAGGTAACGTAATGAAAAAAGGTGGCTCCGTTAAGAAGTATAAAAATGGTGGCGCTATTTCTGAGTCAAAAGTAGCTAATTTACCAGCAAAAGGTTCGCCATTAAAAGCGGATTTCAATGCAGGTAAAGCTAAAGTAGCAACCATGAAGAAGGGTGGAATGACTAAAAAACCTGGAATCATGATCGCAGTAGCAATCCCAAAGAGAGCTGCTGGAAGAGGTCGTTAATTGAACATCGTTAACGAGCTCATAACTAGGATCAAACAAAAGCAACAGGAGATTTCTGAGGCAATGCTTAACGGCAATTGCATCAATTTTGAAAGTTACCAGCGTTTGGTCGGTCAGAACTTAGGTTTGGAAGAAACCTTGAATATTCTGAACAACATGATAGAGGAGCAAAATAAAGATGTTGAATGATGCAGAACAAACTCTGGAAGAAGCGTTTCCCGTAGTAGATCCTTTGATGGCACCTTATGGCGCGAGAGTGCTAGTGCAATTACGAGCTGTCAAAGAGCGAGTAACTCAGGCAGGTTTATTGCTTCCAGAAGAAGTAAAGGAGACTGAGAAGTGGAACACCATGATCGGTAAGGTCATCGCAATTGGACCACTCGCATTTTGTAATCGTGATACGCAGCAACCTTGGCCAGAAGGCTCTTGGGCGCAAGTAGGCGATTTCGTGCGTGTGCCTAAGTGGGGTGGCGATCGATGGGAAATTGATTTTGAAGATAAAGGTTTAAAGGGCAAAGCATTGTTTACGTTCTTTAATGACCATGAATTAATCGGAAAAGTTACTGGTGACCCACGCTCAATTAAAGCGTTCATCTAAGTTTTGAAAGGAAAACTGTATGAATCCAACTGATAAGTTAGAAATGCAAGTAGAAGAGTTACAAGATGGTGGGGCAAGCGTTGCTCTACCTGAAGGTGAAGATAATCCACAAACTGAAGAACAAGAGTTAAGCGCGGATTCAAATGAGAATTCAAACGATAACGATGATTCAGGTGATGATGAAGATCATCAAAACGAGAATGCTGAAACTAAGCGGTCTCGAACCGAAGAGCGCAGGCTCCAACGACAAGCACGTCAAAATAAGAAGAAAGAGTCTTATTCTCTTATTAATTCGTTAAAACGTCAAAATACTGAATTAGCCAACCGATTAGCTGCAGTAGAGAAAAAAACCTCTGGTGCTGAATTGGCTCGTGTTGATAAAGCTATTGAAGACGCTGGGGTTCAAGTCGAATACGCTAAGATGAAAATGAAAGACGCTGTCAGTATTAGTGACGGTGAAGGTCTAGCGAAAGCACAAGAGCTCTGGTATGAATCTAAACGGAAACTTGAATCACTTGAGAACCTGAAACAAAATGCTTCTAAGCATATGTCTCAGCCAAATCAAAATATTCAGGTTCCAGACCCAGATGTTCAGCGTTTAGCTGCTGATTGGATGGAGGATAACCCTTGGTATGACCCCAATGGTCGCAATGAGGAGTCTCAAATCGCTCAATTAGTTGATAAACGACTTACAGAGGAAGGCTATGACCCAACTTCTGAAGATTATTGGGAAGAGTTAGATAGCCGACTTGAGAAATATTTACCTAAACAAAAGGTTACAGGCGCTAATATAAAGGCTAACCGACCCAAGTCTGTAATGACGAGCTCAGGTAGAAACACTACTGCAACAACTAAATCTAATGAATTTAGACTTAGTCCTGATCGCGTTAATGCAATCAAAGAAGCTGGTTTGTGGGATAACCCTCAAGCTCGTCAAAACGCCATTCGTAAGTATGCTGAATGGGATCGTAACAACAAGAATAGAGGTTAATCATGGAAAATCGTTTGAAAAGAAATGCTGGTGCGAATCGTGAGAATCGCGGTTCCACAGCTGATAAATCACGTGCAGCGCCAGAAGATGGATTTGTTTCCTCTGAAGAGCGTCGTCGTATGTTCCGTTCTGAGTGGGTTCAAGAGGCATTACCGACTCCTCCAGAGATTCCTGGATTTCACCTTTGCTGGTTGTCCTCTACGAATCAATACGACCCGATTCACAAGCGTTTACGTATGGGTTACACCCCAGTCAAGGCTGAAGAGCTTCCTGGCTTTGAAAACTATCACGTGAAAGCTGGTGAGCATGAAGGTTTTGTTGCTTGTAACGAAATGATTCTTTACAAAATGCCTGAAGAGATCTATCAAGAGATCATGGCTGAGATGCATCACTACGCTCCAATGGACGAGCAAGAGAAGATCAAGGTTCAACAAGATCAACTCTTGAACGCTAAGGACAGTAATGGTAAGCGTCTAGGTCAGATCGAAGGTGACGGTATGGAGTTCGATCAAAGTAGAAAAGCACCTCAATTTAATTAAATTTTCTGCCCCACTTGTTTTTCTGAAATAAGTGGGGTTAGAATTAGATCACATTTCAAGTGAAGTAGTCGTTCGCTGAGCCAAATTTAGAAGTAGTCTTTAAAATTGCGTTAATAGCAATTTTGCTCGTAGCTTTGTATGAAAGCTGCCTAAAATTCCAAGTTTTTAATTAACCTTTTTAAGGAGCAACTTATGTCTGCAACATCTGCACCATTTGGCATGCGCCCTGTGTACCATCCAACTGGTTTGGATCGTGCTTTCGTGCTTGCAAATGGTATTACCTCAGGTTATGCTTATGACCTGCTAAAAGGACAAGCTGTTAAACTTTCTGGCGGTGTTATTGTCCGCTCAGACGGTACAGATACTATTCAAGGCGCATTTGATGGCGTTGAGTGGACTGATACAACAGGTCGTCGTCGCGTAAGTAACTATTGGCCAGCTAGTACTTCTGGCACTAATATCGTTGCTTATTTCTATCAAGATCAGCAAATCGTGTATGAGATTCAATCTGATGCTACTTTGGCACAAACCGCTATCGGTAGCCAATTTGACATCAGCAGCCCATACGCTGGTTCGACAACCACTGGTCTATCAGCAGCAACGCTGAGCGCAAGTTCTGGTACAACAAGCGGTAACAATACACTCCGTGTTATTGATATTGCTCCGTATCCAGATAATAATTGGGGCGATGCTTATGTCATCGTACGTGTTCAAATCTCGCAACAGCAGTTTACTGCTAACGTTGCAGCTATCAGTTAAGGAGAGTAGAACATGGCTGCTCCAATGAGAAGTACGGATTTCCGTTCAATTGTAGAACCGATCCTAAATGAAGCTTTTGATGGTGTATATGACCAACGTGCAGACGAATGGTCCACTGTATTCCGTGAACAAGCTGGTATTCCACGCAACTACCATGAAGAACCTGTATTGTATGGTTTCGGTGCTGCTCCTCAGTTACCTGACGGATCACCTGTAACCTATCAACAAGGTGGTGTGCTGTTCTTACAACGCTACGTTTACCAAGTATTCGGATTGGCATTTGCTTTGACCAAAGTTTTGGTTGAAGACGGTGATCATATCCGTATCGGTCAAGTGTATGCGAAGCACTTAGCTCAATCTTTGGTTGAAACCAAAGAATTACTCTGCGCTAACGTATTGAACCGTGCATTTAACTCTTCATACGCAGGTGGCGATGGTGTTCAATTGAACTCCAATGCACACCCAATTGTTAGCGGTACTGCAAGCAACTTGCTCGCAACTGCTGCTAACCTGTCCCAGACTTCTTTGGAACAAATGTTAATCCAGATTCGTCAAGCTGTTGACAACAACGGCAAGAAGATTCGTCTGCAACCATTGAAATTGGTTGTAGCTCCTGGTAACGTGTTCCAAGCTGAAGTTCTGTTGAAGTCTGTATTGCGTACTGGTACTGCCAACAACGACATCAACCCAATCAAATCGATTGGTTTGTTGCCAGAAGGCGCATCAGTAATCTCTCGTTTGACTTCAGCCACTAACTGGTGGGTAGAGACAGATGCTCCAGAAGGTATGAAACTCTTGATGCGTCGTGCGCTTGAGAAAACCATGGAAGGCGATTTCGAAACCGACTCCATGCGTTACAAAGCAACCGAGCGTTATCAGGTGGGTTGGACCGACTGGCGTGCTATGTACGGAACTCCAGGAGTTTAATGTAGTAAATGGGGATCAGGTCAAAAGCCTGATTCCCCCTCTTTTAATGTAATGTCTAAGCTTTTCAAGGAGAAAGACAATGCCTCAATATTCAGACGACCTATTCCTAGGTCCAGCAGTAACTTACATGGGTACAGGTATTCGCCCGTATTCAACAACCTTCACTGGTACTATTGCCACTACTACATTAACTGTTACTGCTTTGCTTCAAGGTGCACCTATCGTTTTAGGTATGTACGTTGACGGAACAAGCGTAACAGACGGAAGCTATATTACTGCTTTCGGTACAGGAACTGGCGGCACAGGCACTTACACTTTAAGTGCTTCTTCTACAGTTTCTAGCGCTACAACAATGACCGCGCATACAAATATTCCATTTGACAATCCAGCTCCAATGAGCTTAGGTGTTGGTCCTTTGGGTCGCGTTTATGTTTGGGATATCGTTCCACAAGCTAAAGGTAATGCTAATATCGTAGCTGCTGCAATTACAACAGCTGCAAACTTAACATTAGCTGCAGGAACATCTGTTAAGTCAGTAACATTAACTAACGGAACAACTGGTTTGCAACTAGATGTGCCTCGCGCAGTTAGCGTAACTACTGGTGCAGGTTCATCAACTTCTGTAAACATTACTGTTTCAGGCTATGACTATTACGGTCAAGCAATGAGCGAAGTGATTGCTACAGGCGCTGTTGCTTCTACTACAACCAATGGTTTAAAAGCATTCTATGTCATTACTAGCGTAGCTGCTTCTGGTGGTAGCGTAGTAACTGTTTCAGTTGGAACTGCTGACGTATTTGGTTGCCCAGTACGCTTCATTGACAAGTCTTATGTAATTCGTTACGGTTGGAACAACGCTACTACTGATGATACTTCTGGTACTTTAACTGTTGCTGCAACAGCTACTGCAACCACAGGCACTGGTGACGTACGTGGAACCTTTGCTCCTAGCACAGCTGCTGACGGTATCAAGCGTGCTGTTGTCACATTAGCTTTACCTGCGATCGCTGTTGGACCAAACGCTACTCGCGTTGGTGCACTTGGCGTAACCCAAGCCTAATAGGAGAGCGAAATGGGACAATACAAACCAATGCCAAAAATGAAAACAACTGAGCCATCTGTTGAGTTAAAACTCAAAAAAGGTGGTAAGGTTAAAAAGATGATGGATGGTGGTGAACCAATGATGGCATCTGCTGCTCGTCGTCGCATGCCTATGGCAATGGCACCACGTGGCGCTAACCCTATGGTTCGTGCTGGTATGCCAATGCGTAAAAATGGCGGCAAAATGGAAAGCATGCGTGAAGTTGAAGCTCATGAGCGCAATGAAGAAGACGAAATCGGTCGTGTGAAAAAAGAATTGAAAATGCACGAGAAGATGAAAGCTAGCAAAGCGCACAAAGGCTTGAAAGCAGGTGGTATGGCTCCTAAAGCTGGTCCGAATGTCATGGGTGGTCTAGCTGGTGGTTTGAATGCTACTCGCACTGACAAGAAAAAATCTACTGGTAATATTGAACTTTCTAAGTTCAAAAAAGGTGGACTCGCTGCTCAAGGTATGGCTACTGCTCGCAAATATGAAACCAAAATTAACGATGCGTCAAATTTGAAACCTGTTAAGGGTGGCACTGGCGGTATTGAAGGTTCTAAGTTCAAAAAAGGCGGTTTGGCTGCAAAAGGTATGGCTCTTGCCAATAAGTACCAAACTAAAATCAACGATGCATCTAAGATCAAAACTGTAAAAGGTGGGTCTGGTGGCATTGAAGGTTCTAAGTTTAAATCTGGTGGTCACGTTGCTATGACTTGCAAAAGTGATGGTGGCTTTACCGCTATGAAGAAAATGCAGAAGTGCTAAGATTGGTCGGGAGCTTCGGCTCCCACCTTTTTAAAGGATAGATTATGAGTAATAATATTGTTGCTTCAGTTACAAGAGCTGGGGCATATGAGCCTTTCGATTTGCAAGTGTCTCGTAATCAAATTTTAGGTCATAGCACCTTAAGTTTGTTTGGTTATCAAACATCAGTTACTACAACGTCGATTCCAGTTTGGGAAAACGCATCAACCTATACTTACCCAACATCAGCATCAACGCTGACTGTTGTAAGCACTTCGGCAACGGATGTGTCTCCTGCTAAAGTTTTGATTAGCGGTCTTGATGCAAACTTTGATCCGATCTCTGAAACTGTTACTTTAACAGGAACATCTGGCGTCACAACTACAAACAGTTACCTTAGAGTTAATAGTTTGTTGATGACTGGTGTTGCATCAGGTCAAACTTCAAATGTAGGCGTAATTACTGCAAAACAATCAAGCAATACATTGGCTCAAATCAATGCGGGTGTTGGAAAATCGCAAAGTACGGTTTATACAGTACCAAACGGATACCAATTTTATTTATCTTTGGTTGAAGTAAACACCACAAATTCATATGGCTCAGGAACTCTCATTACTTATAAAGTTGTTACAAAAAATAATACAACTGGTGTGACATTGACTGTATTGCAACAACCATTTATCGCTACATACAGTGTTGATAGGTCAAATACCCCATTTGTGTACGATCAAAAAACTGACATTCAATGGCAATTAGGCACAAACACAGGAACTATTGCCGCTGGAATTATTATTGCAGGCACATTAATTCAAGCCAATAATAACACAACTGGTTCAGGCACTTAACCATGCCATTGATCAAATCAAAATCTGATAAAGCATTTAGCAAAAATATTTCTGCTGAAATTAAAGCTGGAAAACCTCAGAAACAAGCGGTAGCGATTGCTTATGCAGTTAAGCGTGCTGCTAAAAAATCTGGAGGATCTGCTAAGAAAAGCGCTAAAGCTAGTTATGGTGGA